TTTTCTTCAGACATAAATTTTTATAAAAGTATTTCTAATATACCTTGTTTTTAAAAAATTAGCATTTCCAACGCCTTAAAGCCTTATTTATTCTGCTATTTGGATCATTTGCTTTTTTACTACCGGTTAATTTTTTCTTCATACCTTTCATGCGACTACAAAATGATTTTCTTCTACTTGCTGATTTGCTTCCAGGTTTAACTTTACCTGTAACAGGTGCCTGTAAATTTCCTCCTGTTGCTTTATTATATTTTGCGCGACCTTTGGCAGTTAATCCACCTTTTTTGGATCTTTCCCCTTTCTTTAAAGATAAATTAACTGGTTTGCGCTTTTTTTTCATTTTTTTGTTTTGGTTTTACGTTTGCGTCTCATTTGAAATGAAATCTTTTTTTTGCCTGTTTTAGCTTTAGTAAATTTTCTTTTTTCAGCTGGTGTTAATTCTGAAAGTGTTTTAGGTGTTTTACTTGAAACTCGTTTAGTAGGTCTACAAGCAGGATACCCTTTTCTTTTTTTTTCAGATTTTTTTCTTCCGCAAGGTTTACCAGTTTTAACATCAACCCATTTTTCCTTAAACCAATCGGTTAAACCACCTGGAGCCTTACTTTTTTTTGCCACGTTTAGCACCTTTTTTAGTTTTTGCTTTTGGCTTATTAACAGTAGTATAACCTCCGCCGGCTCTTTGATATGCCTGGACTAATTGAGCACTAGCATAAGCACTAGGCCAACGTTTAACACGTGCTTTAACTCTAGCTTTTACACGTGCATATAGTTCTGGATCGGTTGGTTTGTTTACCTTTGCCATTACTTTTTAGCAACTTTTTTTTTCCCTTTCTTCTTTTTTGGCGGTCTACCAACTATTGATCCGTAAGTTCCTTTTCCTTTTGGCATAATTTTAAAAGTAACTATCTACAGTTTACTATTTATTTCTTTTTTCGTCTTGTCTTTTTTCTTTTTTTACCTGCTGTTGATAAAGCAATAGCAATAGCTTGTTTAAAAGGTTTACCTTCTTTACGTAAAGTTTCTATATTTTTTGAAATATTTTTTTTTGATTTTCCTTTTTTTAATGGCATTTATTTAATTATTTATAAATATTATAATTAATTTTTTTTATATAACTTTGACAATTGATCTAATGATTTTCTTGATCCATCTTTTTTAATAAATTTTCTCATAGCTTCAGTAGGTGAATTTAATTCTTTTCTTAAACCTTTAAAAATTTCAAATCCTTTAATACCTAATACTTTTTGACCATAAGCAGTACCTTTGCCTGATTTTTTATTATTTAATTCATTTACTTTTTTTTCAAACCATTGTCCGTAAGTTTCACCGTCAGGAACAAATTCTTTTCCTGTTATAGGTCCTAATGGAATTGGTATATCAACTGATCTACAATTAAAATGCTGTGGTGGATATGGACCCTCACCAACATTGTATCTTTTACCATCTAATGCTCTACAAATTGCAGATGTTTTTTGATCGTGTATTGCAGAATATTCCCATCTTTTTACAATTTGAGGATTAATTTGATAACTTTTTCTACTTATTTCAGAATTTAATTGATGAACAGTAGTTTTTACTAAAGTTTTTGTTTGAGCATTACTTAATGATGTAACTATTCCTCCTTTTGATTTTGAATTAAAATCTAAAGTTCCAATTAATTCTCGTTGTATTCTTTGTAAACTTCGGCCTTCAGCTAAACCTTGTCTTACAGTATGTGCAAATCTTTCTGCTGTTTTTTCTGTTAAACCTCTAAATGCTTTTTCAACAACTTGACCATTTGGTAAAACTATCTCTTTCCCTATAGACGCAGTTAAAGCAAAACGCGTTTGAATTGCCTTTAAACTTGTTGTATCTTTAAAAACATTAAATATCTTGCCTTTAGGTAAACCAATTTGATTATTTTTTGTAGGGTCAAATCTTATTAATGAATCTACAAAATCTGGATCTAATTGTAAAGCATTAATCTGACCAGCCAACTCAGGTGGTGCAATATCTTCTAATAATTCTTCAATAAAATCTTTTTGTATATTTGCAACATCTTTTAGCTCTTTAACCATAATACCTAAACTATTATTTTTCCATTTATCTAAATCAGTTTTTACCTGTTTTAAAATACTTTTTAATCTAATTGCTCTTGTCTTATCTAATCCAGGTCCGATTGGAATTTCTTGTAAACGCTGTGCTGCATTTATCATAATTTTATTATAAGTATCTATTAATCTTGCAGCTAAATCATTTTCATATTTATTTAAATCAATTTGATTTCTATAAAATTTTTCAGGTATAGACATTATTCATTTTCTTCTTGATTTAAAATATTATTTACATTTTGATTTGTTTCACGTAAATCACCTAATTGAGTACGGTCGAGCATTGATTCTATATCAAAATCTTCAGATAAAATTTCTCCTTCAACTAATTTTTTTAGTAATTCTTCTTGATCTATTACACCTTGGCCATATATTTTTAATAAAACATCTACTTCTGCAGGCTGTAAACTTGTATCTGTAAAGTCTCTATTAACAAAACTTGTTCCAGCTATGCTTTGATTTTCAAATGCTGCATGAAATTTTAAACAATTATCAATTAAATCTTGAATTTGCTGACTCAAAACCATCATAGTACTATCACCTTGACTTCTTTGAATTATTTGACTTTGAGCAGTTTCTGCAGACATTTTTTGACCTAAAATTGCAGCTAAACCTAAATTATTAATTTGATATTCTAATTTATCAATTCTTTCTTTTTGTGCTTGAAAGCTATTTCCATTAGGTTCAATATAGCTTGCGCTGCTTCCCTCTGGTAAAGATAATGCTTCATTAGGTCCGGCACTTACTTCTTCTGCGGCTGCAGGAAATCCAAAAAAAGCAAGCATTGGTACTGCGCTTATATGTAATTGATTATCATAATCGCTTTGAATTTGATAGCTTTTAATATTTAATTCAGCTATATCTTCTAATGGTGGTCTGCTTTCAAAAATTCCTACTTTATTACTATATGCAATGCTAAATGGTATAAAATCTAAACTTGTATTACCTTCTTCAACTTTTTTAAAGTCACCATCATTATTTCTTTGAAATAATTTAAAAATACCTGGTTCTAAAACTCTTATTTGTTCAATCGTTTCTTCACCATATAATCCTTTTGGTTTTACTATTCTTTCAGTTAATCTTAATTGAGTTAGTTCTCTTAATCCATTTTGTATTTCAGTTCTCCAACCAATAATATCTCTAGGAGTGTATGGAATCCAATAAGGTCGGCCACCCTCTGCAGGCGCATCAACTAAAACCCCAACATGTCCATATCTAATGCACAAACGAGAAATATTATATATAAAATTAGTTAGATTATTGCCCTCGAGGTCTATATCAAATAATTGCTCTTCAATAATTTCCGGAACATCTGAAAGTCTTACTGGTTTACGAGTTAACATACCAGCTAACATTCTTTCCATTTGAATGTAATATGGCGGACAAACTGAACGAGAAAGTCGAACATCATATGACTCATCTTCTTCTCTCGGTTCTTGTTTTAAATAAACACGAGCTTTTCCTCGAATTTTACTATTACCTTCAACTAAATCTTCAATAATACCCCAATGACTTTGCATATTATGCCAAGCCTGATTTTGTTGCTGTACTTCAGTTACTTCAATTTCAAAATTATTAATTTTATTTGATGAGTAAGAACTAAACATTGTTTTTAAATTAAAAGATCAGGCTTTAATAAATTTTAATACCTGTTTTATTTCCTGCTCTACTATAAATCATATTAAACTCCCTATAACATAAATACCCAAGTGCGTCATTAAGGTGGTCATATCCATTTTGTTTATCTGGATCACCGCTTTTTTCATCATAGCTTTGTAATTCTAAACATTCAATTAAGCGTCTGCAACTGGCATGAATCGCCATACGGACCCGTCCTTTTGAGTTTTCCAAGAGTGCCTGGACGGTTTGAACTCGGTCTTTAATCGGCGGGTTGCTGCGTAATGCCATGTTTGTGAAATTATAACTTTGCAAAATTGCAATGTCTGTTTTGCTTGCATTAATCGTTGATCTTGCTGCACCACTTGCATCTGGATAAATAAGAATTTTATTATAAGGATAACGCCTAATTATTTCTTTAGCTAACGAATCAGTGTCTTTTTCTTTAGTAATCTCATCTATAACTATGAGTTTATCTGCAGAAGTCACACAAATTACTGCATTACAATTCATAACATTGAAATCAATGCCTACTTTTAAAATTTCATTATCAATAGGAAAAGGTAGCTTATCAATAACATGTTTATAACGATCAAATCTTGAATATACAGCTCCTGAAGTTAAATTAACAAATTCACCATTAAGATAAGCTTTTATTAACTGTGGAGGATAATTTTCTTCTAAAGAAGGAATAAACGTATCTGGTAAAAATGGATTATCACTTGTTTTTCCTTTTATTAATCTTGTATCCTCTTTTTTATTTTTTTCAAATGTTTCAAAAGCCCATCCATGACCTTCTGGGGTTGTTGTTGCATAAAATTGTTGAATATTACCCGACCTTAATCTTGCTAAAGCCATATTCATAGCTTGCTCAGCGTCTTTTTTTGGTACAGTATCGGCCTCATCAAATCCAACGGCACAGAGATTTTGTCCACGAAGGCGTTGATATGTAAGAATAGTTCTTAATAAAATTGTATGTGATCCTTCTTGAAAAGATAAAACATATTCTGGTAATGGTGAAGCTCTAAAAGTATATGGTATTTCCCACTCTTCAAGTAAATCGTTCATAGTGCGCATTAAAATATCACGAAGCATCGGTGACGTCGGTTCAAAAACAGCTGAAATATGTCCAACATTCATAGCTGCAAGCATAAAAGATTTTGATACTAAAGCATAAGTTTTACCTGCACCGAAACCACAAACTAAAGCTAATTTTCTATGTTCAGTATCCTCACAAAATTTTTCTTGATGCGGCAATAAATTATTTTTAATTTTATTTATAACTTCATTTGCAGAAGGTAATTCATATAAACCATTACCGCTTAATACATGACCTTGTTTTAAAGTATCTAAAAAACTCACGAGCAAAGATCAGCTAATTTAGCTGCAGTATTTATAGCTCCGAGCGCAATATTAAATTGCCCTGCATTTCTTGCTTCCATTTGTAACGTTGAACATTGAGCCAATAAATCAGCAATCATTTGTGGTCTTTCAATATCCCAATCTTTTTTAATTTCATCTCTAGCTTTTTTTAAATAATTATCTACTGTAGCTTCAGACACCCCCCAATTTTCCCTAGCGTATCGTAGGCAATCAGACCTTCTACCACCTCGCGCAATAATCCGAGAAAGCTTTTGTACTCTAACATCTATCTCAATTTTACTGGATTCAGGAGCAGCCATTAATTAATTATTCTATTGAAACCAATGTTTGTATATTTCTAATGCTACACGCTG